CCACCAGATCCAGGAGGACGACGATCACCAGCTGTACACCGTCGCCTTCGAACTGCAGACCGCCGCCGGCAAAGACCCCGAAGAGACGGCCGCCACGATCACGCGATGGCTGGTCCAGGCGGACCCCAGGCACGAGGGCCTGGCTCCGGACGTTGCGTGCCCCAGCTGCGAACACCAGGACGACACCCGCGAGCTGATCGCCGCCGCCCTGTTCGCCGCGCTGGAAGTCGTCCAGGGCGAGCCGGTGTCTGAAGAGTTGCGGGGCATCCTGGTGCGGCAGCACGAGGACGCCCGGGCGGTGATGGATCGTGGGTAGCCCGGTGATCGGAAGGCCCACGGGGCTGCTGGAGGCGCACCGCGTCCAGGGCGCTGATGGTGACTGCTGGGTCCGGAACTGGAAGGCCACAATCAGCCGCGACACGATGCCCCTCTACAGCTTCGGCGCCGCGCTGCCCGAGATGGTCGTCACGGGCCCGACCGAGTTGGACGTGCAGATCCAGCTGGTGGCCACCGGCCAGGACGGGAAGCGGCTGCTCCAGGAACTGTTCATGCGGGCGCAGAGGGCGATGCAGAACCGGAGCCTGGCATACCAGGTGACGCGCATCGAGATCGGAGCCAGCCCGCCGGACCTCCTCGAGCTATTCATCCAGGCGCAGGCGTTCGGCAGCTTCGCTGATTCGCCGCGCACCTGGGATGATGCCGAGACCTCACTGCTGGGCGGCCACCCGCAACTGCGCGAACGTCTCGCGCTGACCACGGTAGGCTGAGCGTGCCCGGACCGAAGCCCCGGAAGGGCCTCTCGATCCGGGCCTATGCTGCACACCGGAAGAAGGAAGGGCTCCTGGGCGGGAGCCCTTCCGCCGTGCAGAAGGCGCTCCGGGACGGGCGCATCCAGTACGTCGAGGGCAGCAGCCGCAACGGGATCGACCCTGCCGCCGCTGACAAGTCGTGGTCCGACCGCACCGCACCGAACCGCCGAAGCGAGCACGCCGCAGAGAAGGGGCGGGCCCACCAGACCAAGAGGCACGCCAAACGCCGGGAGAGAGCCGCCCAGGCGCCCGCCTCCGGGCCGCCGGAGGATTCCGGGCCCCAGGGCCAGGCCGGAGACGGAGGGGGCGAGGACGGCGCAGGGGTGCCCGACTACTACCAATCCAGGGCCATGACCGAGGCGTTCAACGCCCGGCTGAAGCAGATGGAGTACCTGGAGAAGTCGGGGCAGATGGTCCCGCTGGCCGCCGTCGAGGCCGCCTTCAGGGCGGTGGCCGGCAACGTCCGCGACCTGCTGCTCACCCTGCCCGACCGCCTGGGGCCGATGGTCGCCCCGGTTGATGACGTGGCCAAGTGCCGTACCATGCTCCGCGAGGACGTGGAATCAGCTCTGCGCAGCCTGGCCGCCGACCCGGCGGGCCTGGTGCGCGGGCAAGACAAGGGGAAGAAATCGTGAGACGGATGACCGTGATAGCGGCTGCCCTGGCGATCACCGCCGGCGCCGGACTGATCTACGTGGACATCGGCCTGCTGGGTCTGTTCTCCAGGTTCGGCCAGGACACCGCGAACAACGTGGGCGGCTACCAGCAGACGATCAACGGCCAGATGTTCTTCGTGTTCGACCAGGGCGACGGCGACGCTGGGATGTGGGTCCGCCAGCTGCCGCCCGAGCAGGGCGACGTGCCCGGTGTGATCTGGACCAACGGTGTGCCCTGGGCCTTCGGCGCGACCCAGACCCCTGGCGAGTTGAACGCGGGGCAATGGTATCAGGAGCAGGGCATAGAAGTGGGCGCCACGTCCACGGCCGTGCGGGCCTGGCTCACCCCGCCGTTCGAACTGCGCATCTCAGTGCAGGACAGCCTCTGGGGCCAGAGCGGTGAACTGTTCCTCATCTTCGATGATTGCGACCCGGACCCCGAGACGGTTATCCCCGACCGCCCGGACCCGGGGCTGCCGCTGACGGAATACTACTTCCTGATCGAAGACTTCGACGGGAACTTCGTCCTGGACGACTTCGTGACCACCAAGCTGCACAGCAACTGGGGACTGGAGCCCGGCAACTATCGGGTGTGGGGCGGCATGGTCGATTCCCTGGGGCTGAAGGGTGACCTGGTGGGCCCGCTCGAGATCCTGCTTCCCGAGTGCCCGCCGGCCGGTGCCCTGCCGGAGCCCGACGAGATTTGAGCGCGATCCGGGCAGAGGATCTGCTGGTCTATTTCGGCGAAGGGTTCATGCCGCCGGATAGGCCGCAGGTGTCTGAGTGGGCGGAAGCGAACCGCGTTCTGACCCGGAAGGAATCGCCATTCCCTGGTGCCTGGAACAACGACCGCACCCCCTTCCTTGTGGAGCCGATGGATTGCCTGTCGATGGACAGCCCGATCCGCGTGGTGATCTTCATGAAGGGCGGCCAGATCGGCGGCAGCGAGATCGGGAACAACTGGGTCGGCTACCTCATGGCCGAGCCCGCCGCGCACGGCCCGATCCTGATGGTGCTGCCGACCGACCAGATGGCCAGGCGCACCAGGCGGCAGCGCCTGGAACCGATGATGAAACTGCCGTGCGTCGCCAGGTGGATCGCGCCGAAGAAGTCTCGCGACGGTGGCAACACTCAGGCCCTGACCGAGTTCGGATCGGACGGCATCCTGGGCATGGCCGGCGCGAACAGCAGCGCGGGCCTGTCGCAGTTCAGCGCCCGCTACCTGTTCCCGGACGAGCCCGACCGCTACCCCGAGGACGTGGACGGCGAGGGCGATCCGATGGATCTGATCGAGGGCCGCGCCAGCGCCTACGCTGCGCAGTCCAAGATGTTCGTTCCGTGCACCCCGACCATCGACGGCGCCAGCCGAATCCAGGGCCTGTTCAAGAACACCGATCAGCGCCGCTACTTCGTGCCGTGCCTGCGCTGCGGCGACTATGACATCATCAGCTGGAAGCGCCTGAAGTGGGAGAAGGGCAAGCCCGAGACCGTGCGCCTGGTATGCCTGAAGTGTGAGCACGGCCACACCGAGCGCGACAAGCCCGAGCTGCTGCGCATCGGAAATGCAGAGTGGCGCCAGACGAAGGAAGGGTGCCCGCCCGACGTGCGCGGATACCACCTGCCCCAGCTTTACGCGCCGCTGGGGATGCGCACCTGGGAGGCCCAGGTGCGGCAGTTCCTGGAGGCCAACGAGCACGCCGACCGCCGGCGCAAGCTGAAGACGTGGACGAACCTCGTGCTGGGCGAAGTGTGGAAGGAAGAGGGCACCGGCGCGGACTGGGAGAAGCTGTTCGCCCGCCGCGAGCAGTTCCCCACGGACGTGCCGATGAAGGCCCTGGTCATCCTGGCCGGAGTGGATGTGCAGGACGACCGCCTGGAGGCGACCGCCTGGGCCTTCGGCCGGGGTGAAGAATCCTGGGCGATTGAGACCCGGGTGTTCTTCGGCGATCCGGACACCAGCGCCCCCTGGGAGCAGCTGGACGATTGGCTGGGCTCCAGCTATCAGCACGAGAGCGGCCAGCCGATGGAGATCACGGGCTGCTGCGTCGATGCGAACTACAAGACCGATACCGTGTACCGCTGGGTCTCTGCCCGATCACACCGCCGGGTCTGGGCCATCCAGGGGCGCGGCGGCGAGGGGCGCCCCCTGGTGGCCGCGCCGGTTACCAGGAAGCGGGCGGGCGCTCCGGGCGTTGAGGCGGTTGTGGTCCCGCTGTTCATCGTCGGATCGGATACTTGCAAGGGCCTGATCTATGCCCGGCTCAACCTGACCGAGAAGGGCCCCGGGTACATCCACGTCCCGGTCCGGCCCGGATTTGATGAGGAGTGGGCGCAGCAGGTCTGCGGCGAGGTCTGCGAACCGCACATCCACCAGGGCAGACTGCGCCGGGTGTGGAAGCCGACCCGGGCGCGCGTCGAGGGCCTTGACTGTTTCCAGTACGCCCTGGCCGCGCTGTACATCTTGAGCCCGGTCTGGGATGCGCTGGCCGAGACCTATCACGACGAGCCTACCCCGCAGGAACCGGAGAAGGGCCCCCGCCTGAGCCCTGGCTTCCAATCGGCTGTCCGCCGCCGGCCGACGAACTGGATCAACGACTGGAAGCGGAAGAAGTCATAGGGGAAGAATCCCCGCGACGGTGTGCCCCCCCGAGGCGAGACTGCCGCCAGGAGGATGCCACCGCATGACCAGCACCGTACCGACCGGCGAGCCGGACAAGATCCACCTGGGCGACACAGTCACCTGGGAAGTCAGCGAGAGCGACTATCCGGCGCCCGGCTACCTCGTGAAGTACACCTTCGCGGCCCTGGCCGGTGGTCATCAGGTTACCGTCTCCTGCACCGGCGACGGCAGTACACATACACTGCTGATCGCCTCCGACGAGTGGGCCGGCTGGGTCGAAGGCGTCTATCTGTGGCGCCGCTTCGCTGACGACGATGCCGCCACCCCCGAGATCACTACCCTGGGCACCGGCCGCCTCACCGTGGCCGACCCGCTGACCAGTGCGGAAGACCGCCAGCAGTGGCTGGAGCGAGTCATCGCCGCCCTGGAAGCACACATCGAGGGCCGCGCCGTGGACGCCGAACTGTCGGTGTCCGTGGCACCGCCTGGTGGCGTATCCCGCACCGTGTCCATGCTCACGATGCAGGAGCTGATCCAGGCCCGCGACGGCTTCAAGGAAGAACTGCGCCAGCTGCTTCAGGCTGACGAGCTCGCGCAGGGCAAGAGCGCGAAGCGGATCTACGTCCAGATGTAGGGGGCGCGAGTGCGGATTCCTGGAACAAACGTGCGACTGTCGTTCGGGGAAGGAACCCCGGCCGGGGACGGGCCGAGCGCGGCAAACGTCCCGGTGGACACCCCGCCGGCCCGTGAACCGGCGATGGGCGTGAAGGTGCGGAACTACGTCGCCGCCGAAGTCAGCCGCCTGATGAGCAGCTGGACCCGCGTTCCGATCTCCGGCGAGGAAGCAACCCGCGACCGGCTCACCACCCTGCGGGCCAGGATGCGGGAGCAGGTGCGGAACAATCCGTACTTCCGCAGATTCGACCAGCTCATGGTCAGCAACGTCATCGGGCCGCACGGAATCGGCTTCCAGTCGGCCGTGCTCGAGGACACCCCGCCGGCCCCGCGTGGCCAGCAGGACCAGCTGGCGATCCCCGAGCAGGATCAGGTGGCCTGCGCCGCCATCGAGGACGCCTGGAAACGCTGGAGCGACGAGTGCGACATGGGCGGGCGCCTGCACTGGACCGAGTACGAGAAGCTCGCGATGCGCACCGTGGTGGGCGACGGCGAGATCCCGGTCCAGATGGTGATGGGGCGCCAGGCCAATAGCTTCGGCTTCGCCCTGCACGCGCACGACCCGGACCTGATGGACGTGAAGCTGGAGCGATACCCTGGGCAGAAGGTCGGGAAGTTCCAGCTGGAGCCGACGCATAGCATCATCCAGGGGGTCGAGGTCAACGAGTGGCGCCGGCCGATGGCGTACTGGTTCAAGGACTTCCCCCGGGGCCCGAAGATGGGCTACCAGGTCGAGCGCGGGCACATCCGCGTCCCGGCCACCGACCTCGTGCACCTGTTTATGACCGAGTTCGTCGGCCAGGTCCGGGGCGTGCCCTGGGGCGCCACGAGCCTGAACGCTGCCGCCGAGCTGGATGCTTACTTCGAAGCCGCCGTGACGCACGCCCGGGTGGGCGCGAATCAACTGGGCTTCTTCACGCGCACCCCAGGGATGGACGGGTTCACCGGCACGAAGCAGGACGGCAGCGGGAACATCGTCGTGGAGCTTTCCCCGGGCGAGTGGAACGAGCTTCCCCCGGGCGTGGACATCAAGAGCCACACCCCGCAGTACCCCGCCAGCGAGTTCAACCCCTTCGTGACCTTGTGCCTGCGCCGCATCAGCGCGGGCCTGGGCCCGGCATACATCCAGCTGGCCCAGGACAGCGGGGACACGAACTTCGCGGGCAGCCGCCAGGCGATCCTCGAGGAGCGCGAGTTCTACAAGGGCGTCCAGGCATGGGTCATCAACGGGCTGCACCGACCGATCTTCAAGAACTGGCTTCGGCAGGCCCTGGCCAATCGCCAGATCAGGCACCCCCGCACCGGCCAGCCGCTGCCGTTCGACCGCATCGACAAGTACGAGCGGGCGGGCTGGTTCGCTCGCCGTTGGACCTGGGTCGATCCGCTCAAGGACGCCCAGGCTATGGAGCTGATGCGAGAGAATCGCTGGCGCTCCGATTCGCAGATCATCCGCGACCTGGGCGCAGACCCGGGCAGTACCTGGGACGAGATCCAGCGCGACCAGCGCGAGCAGGACAACCGGGGCATCGTGCCCCAGGCCCCGCCCGCCGCACCGCCTGGCACCAGCCTGGAGGACAACGATGACCAAGAAGACTAGCAAGACCTCTGCCCACCAGGAGCCGGCTGGAACCGGCGCACCTGCGGGCGAGAACGTCAGAACCGCTCCCGGCGGGAACCGGGGGTCAGGGGACGACGGCGTGCCCCGCACTTTGCGTGCGGGGGTATTCCAGCGGGCCGCGACGTTTGAACGCGCCGAGCTGGAGGAGACGGGGAAGCTGCCGCTGTCCTTCGCGAGCGAAGCGCCAGCGAACCAGTATTACCCCGAGTTCGGCTTCGTGGAGGAGGTGCTGGACCATAGCGATGGTTCGGTGCGCCTGGACAGGCTGAACACCGGAGGAAGCGTCATCTCTGCCGGCGAGACCCATGCGGGCAAGCTGGTGGGCAAGGTGGACCGGGCGTGGTTGCAGGATCGCAAGTCGCACGCCGACGTGCAGATCAGCACCCGCACGGCTGCCGGCCAGGAGGAGCTGGCGCTGATTTCGGAAGGCATCCGCCAGAACGTGAGCGCACGCTACAAGGTGCACAAGGTCATGATCGAAGAGCGGGACGCCGGCGGGCGCGTGACGAAGGTTCGGGCTGTCGATTGGGAGCCCTACCACATCGCGTTCGTGGACGACCCTGCCGATGTGACCGTGGGCATCTCGCGCAGCGACGCGGCCGAATACGACATGGCGGTGGAAGACACCACTGCCGAACCCGGTGAAGTCGAGGAAGTCGAGATTCACCAAGACAGGAGCGAGATGAAGGACCGCAACACGCCGGCGTCCGGGGATCCCCAGGAGCCGACCGTGCACACCGTTTCCGTCCAGGACCGCGACGCGGCCGTGGCCGAAGCGGGCCAGGTGCAGAAGGATCGCGCCGCCCGGATCATGAAGATCGGCGAGCGTTTCAACCAGAGTATCACGGACATCAAGGACGCCATCGACAGCGACAAGTCGCCCGAGGGCTACCTGGATGCCATGCTCTCCGCGCAGACCCCCGGCCAGGCGCTGAGCCAGGGCGGCGGCGAGGTCGGCCTGAGCCGCAGCGAGGTTGAGGAGTACAGCTTCTTCAAGCTGCTCAACTACCTGAGCGACCCCAGCGACAAGAAGGCCCGCGAGCGGGCGGCCCTGGAGCTGGAGGCGAGCGACTTCCTGGCCGACAAGATGGGCGTGGATCCGAAGGGTGCCTTCGTGCCCCGCGAGATCCAGGTCATGGAAAACCGGAACGCGGTGGACCCCCGGCTGTTCCCGAAGATGAAGCACTTCGGCATCGTGGCGCAGCAGCTGGCCGCCCAGCGGCAGGCCGACGCCATGATGGGCC